TCATCGCTCAATCCCCCGTGAAGACCCGTCCCGCTTTTCGCCCGGACCGGAAATCACTGCATCATTGCCAGGCATATGAGGGAACCCGCGAAAGTTCACGGCGTTTGAAAAGACATCGCGGCAGGTTGCGAACCTCTTGTCGCACTCAGACTGGGGCGCGGACTCTACATCCACTCCACAGTTTGACCCGCCAAACACTGTATCGCACCTTCGGCTGAAGACACGGCCGGAGGTGCGCTCCAGATCGGACTTGATCGACGCAAGGCCAATGGTGAACCGGTCGCCCTCTTCGCGAATATCAGTGATATAGCCGGACCAGAGCCAGACGCCCTGATCGGACGCCTGCCAGTCGACGCGATAAACGCTGACCTTCGCTCCATCCCAAACACCCGCTTTCAGGTCTTCCGCAGTGATGCCATCGGCCTCAAGCCCACCTTTCAGATCAAGCGGCTCTGGTGACAGAGACAATGTGTGGCGAAACACGGACGCTTCGATGACGAGCCCGGGCTGCCAGCTATCACCACGGAAGGTGACAGCGCGGTCATGATCAGTCACGCGAATGGCTTGCGAACCGTCACGGGTTTGCAAATGCCCGCAATAGCAGAGCGTTGTCGCGCCCCGAAAATGGCTCAGCTGTTCGACTGTCAGGTCAGGCATTCGCGCCCTCCTGCAACTCGATCAGCGTCAACCGGACCAGCTGAAAAGCACCAGTATTGGTCTGGCTGATCTCCATCGCATCCTGATCAAAGCGCACAGGCGTATCGAAGCTGAAACCCGCTGTGATCACTGCGCCATTGGCTGGCGGAACCGCAAAAGTCACCACGCCCGTCGTGTCTTCGACTGTAAACGCTTCTGCTTCCACGCCATCGACAGCAACGCGCACACTACCTGTTACGGGGCGCGTTATCGTGCGCATAGCCGACGCACCATCATCCAGTACGAGCTGAAACTGCGTGGTGACACCGTCCCCTGTTCCGATCTGCTGATCAGACGGCGTGATTGTCTCTGCCGACTGCGAAGTGAACGGGTCGCGAAACCGGAAGCCCTGAAAGGCACCTGATCGCGCATTGAAGAACCGGATCAGCTGATCGGCGTCGCTGCGGCTGACGGGCACGCCCATCACCGACCATCGCCGCAAAGGGCGAGCCCGGCCCGCATTGCGCGTCTCACTGCCGCTCGCCAGAGGAACAATGCTCGTCTGCCAGACGGGGCCACCGCTCGTCTGAAAGCCCAGCGGCGGCGCAAACACCTCATTCACAACGCCGCTCATGACCAGCGGCTCCCCGAGGCAATCGCCTGGCCCAGAGCAGACGCAATCTGCCCTTGCGCCGAGATCAGGCTTGCCGCATCAGAGCCTTCCGGCATGGTGACATTGATCGCGACGGGCGCAGCCTGCGCCACACCTCCGATGGCTTGCGAAAACACCTGATCAAGCACCGCATTCGCTGCCAGCCTTGCGAGGTCTGCCAGAATAGAGGAGACGAGATTTTCAAAGTTCACCTCACCCGTCCGCGCCGCCCGCGCGAGCGCTTGCTCGATACGCTCGCCGGCATCTTCAAACGCCAGCGCCATTGCGTCCGCAGCATGAGGGACTTCCACATCTGAAACGGCTTTCAGCGTGGTTTCAAACTCGAACAGATCATCCATCGTGCCAGACAGATCGAACACCTGCCTGCTTTCTGTGTCAGCCATGGGCTACTCCTTATCGGGAAAAGCAGCGAGCAGACGGGAGAGATCTTTCTTCCCGAAACCGCCCTCTGATTTTGTTGCTGTGATGAGACGCCATTCGCGGAGCGAGAGCTTCCAGAATGCGTCGGGGGCGAGGCCGAGCCTCAGAGCAGCCTGTAAGAGCCGCGCCCAGGGAAAGCCCTGCCCGCTCACTCGGTCGCCTTGCCAAAGCAGGAGAGGATGGCCTTCAGAGCGGTTTGCGGCTCAATCGCCAGTTCGCGCACCCGACCAGCGAGGTCAGCTTCGCCGCCGCCGCGCAGAAGCGCTGCGAGCAGGATGATCAGATCATGTGCCGAGACTGATTTCAGCCGGATGGTCAGGTCTTTCAGGCTCTTACAGCCCAGACCTCTTTCAATCTCTGCCAACGCACCGAGCGTCAGGCAAAGCTTTCTCGTCTCGCCATCAATCTCGATGGCGGTTTCTCCACGTTGGGGGTTCATTGATTTTTCCTTGTGCAGCCTTGAGCCCGTTTCATCGCGAGAACGGAGTGAAGCGGGAAGCAAAACAAATAGCTGGTCTAAACTTCGAGCACGCTGACTTCGCCTGCGCTTTCCAGCGTCAGAGCGAAGGTCGCCTCGCCATCGAAGTCGCCGGCATAGCTAAGCTGCGAGATCAGAAACGGACCTGTAAGCTCAGCAAAATCGGGAATTATCAGCTTCCAGTTCACGGCCTCTCGCGACATGAAAACATTGCGCATCCGGGTATCAGATGCCTCATCGCGGAACACGCCCGAGCCGGAAACGCGAACAGATTTCACGCCCGCACCGGAGAGCAATTCGCGCCAGCCTCCCGAGCTGCCCGTATGAGTTGCATCTACTACTCCGGCATTCAGCTGAATTGTTTTCGCCCGAATGCCCGCAACAGCGATATAATTACCTAAAATCAAACCATCTTCCAGCTTGATCAGCACGTCCTGACCGGCCTGTGCCACCATCAAAATTTCTCCATTTAAAATTTTATTCGATTTTCTGGGAACCGGAGTTCAGCTCGCGTGTTGTGTCCTTGTCCCACATGGACTTCCCCAAAGTTTGCGGCCGCCCGTACCGCAACATCTGGCCCGTCTGAGCGCTCCCCTCCCCCCCCCCCAACTTGCGCTCGACGGGCCACTTTTTTTTCTAAGCTTCATCAGTGATCGCCCGCAGCCGCAGAAGACCGCGAAATGTCGTGCCGTCTGCACGCAGAAACACATCGGAAAACACCGGATAGAACACGACGAGCGACTGCCCCTCTGGCGACAGTTCTGCTGCGCGTAATGCATCCGCAACGAGCGCGATCAGTCGATTAGCTTCCGCGCGGCCACCTGATCGGGAATAAATTTCCAGGCTCAGCCGGTGATCGCTCAGCTGGCCGTCATCACGGATTTCGTGTCGCGCGAGCCGTAGAAACGGAAAGGCCGCTCTACCCTCTTCTCCATTCAAAATACGAGCAGGCGTGCCGAAGGATTCCTGTATGTCACCGGCCTCAGCCAATGCGCGGATGACTTCATCTTCGAGCGGTTTAGCGTGGCTCATAGCTGCACCTCGCGCCAGGGACGTAGCGCTGCCTCGAGACGGGCGCTGAGGTCTTCGTGTGCCGACACCGCAGGGTTACCACGCTGCTCATAAACAAAGGCCACGATCAGTTTCATCGCGTGGACAAGATCTTCGGGCACGTCAGATGCGGTATCGAAGCCCGCTTCCCAGTCGATCTCGATCTTCTGGTGGATGGTCCGTGGCCACACCCACGCGCCGAACGGTTTGGTGATGAGCCGCGGCGACAAGCCGGCCTCCAGTTCGAAAGATGAGGTCACATCCTCGCTGGTTTCACCGTCCGTGAGCCGAACAGCGAGAAGCCCCGCAGCCGGTCGCATAGGCAGGCGCAAGCCACCGCGTTCCAGCACGTAGAGCGGCCAGTCATTCAACGTCAGGCGGAGCGTACGACGCATAAGCGCCACGCCGGTTTCAGTCTCGATGCGCGCCCGAGCTGCCGCGATCAGCCTGCCAATCAGGGCGTCATCAAAGTCTGCCCCGATCCGTGCAAACGCCTTAGCGTCGGCCATAGGCAAGGGTTCACCGCTTGGCGGCGTTAGTGTTTGTAAGTTCATGTTGAGTAGTTGCCTTAGCTCGGTCTGGTTTTGTCAGTGTGCTCGAACGCTGAGCCTCACTCCGTTCGGGCGTTCTGCGCCTTCGCCTTGCTCGTTTAGAGCTCCACACGGGCGACGGCGCAGGCGCAGGCCGACCGAGCCCCTGCAAGGGGCACGGCCGAGCAAACCAGCCCTCTAAGAAACAGCCATCTTCATCAGCTTGATGGCATCGAAGTTCTGAATGCCGCCGCCAACGCGCTTGGTCGTGTAGAAGAGGACATATGGCTTGGCGGAATACGGATCGCGGAGCACGCGCGCGCCCTGACGGTCGACGATGAGATAGCCCTTGCGGAAATCGCCAAAGGCAATCGGCGTTGCGTCCGCTGCAATGTCAGGCATGTCTTCAATCTCTGTGATCGGGAAGCCGAGCAGGCTCGCCGCTTCACCGCCCATGCCCGGCGCGAAGATATAGCGACCATCGCCATCTTTGACCTTACGCAGCGCAGACAGAGTACGCCGGTTCATGACGAAACGCGCATTCGCTCGAAGGCCCGGTTTCACCGCATAAATGAGGTCCAGAAGCTTCTCAACTTCCATATTCGTCGCGAAATCACCCACTGCACCGGAAGCAATATAGCCAAGCTGGTTCCAGGCGTGGCTTGCATCAGCAACCTGCGTATAGGACAAGAAGCCTTTAGGCTGGTTCGTCCCCGTGCCTGTGATGAAGGCGGCATTTTCCTGCGCAGAGAATGCGTCCTGAACCTCATCGGCCAGCCATTCATCGACATCGACAAAGGCATCATCAAGCAGCGCCTGCGTGGCTGCGGGCATGGCATAGAGTTCAGCAGCTGGAAAATCGAGCAGCGACAAGGTTGGCGCAGCCGTTTCACTACGTGCACCTTCTTCTGCGGCCCATGCCGCGCTCGCGCCAAGACTGACGGGCTTGCGGAACGTGCCAGCGCTGGTCTGACGGACCGTCGCGATCTGCCGCATTGGACTTGCCGCAAGAAGTCGCGCTTCAATCAGACGATCAAGCTGTGGCGGCGCGAGATATCCGCCTTCGCTTTCCGTGCCGGAATTGAGGGATTTCACATCGAGGCGGGATACGCCGCGTTCATCACCCGAGCGCAAATAGTCACTCCATCCCTGAGGCACAGATTGGGTCTCTTCATCCACGACCGGCGCAGACGCTTTCATCGCGATCCGGTCGAGGGCGGATTTCGTCTCACTGAGCGACTTGTCGATGCGGCTCACTTTTTCATCCAGCAGTACATCGGCCGTTTTGGCCTCCATCGCCGAGAGACGCTGGTCATTCGCCACTTTGAAGGCTTCGAATTCGGCCAGCAGCTGCGCTTCCAGAGCAGACGTGTCCGGGGATTGTTTGGTTTCCATATGGATCTCCTTGGTTTGTTTTTTGCTCGAAAGGCGACGCCACGCGCCCCTAGACCGCTCGAAATCGGGCGTTCTTCGCCATCGGATTTGCGACGAGTGAGACTTCGACAAGATCGACTTCGATAAGGTCACGGCCACCGTCGGGCCGCATGCGCCACCGCCTTGGCCGAAAGCCGATTGAAAGCCCGTTCAGACCGGACTTCAGCTGACCGAGCGCCAGTTTCCCGAAAGGTTTCTCGCCATTGATCAGCCCGCGCACTTCAAGACCGCGACCTGTCTCACGAAAGCTCGTCCACTCGCCCGCGACTGCGCCGGAGCGGTGTCGCCACAACATGGGCACGGCGCGCTGCCGCTTCAGGCTTTGCGCAAATGCGCCTGGCCGCACGCGGTCTCCGGACTGGTCTTCTTCAAGGAAAACCGAGGCCAGCCCCTCAATCAGCATGAGGCGCCTCCCGGGGCTGCAGCCTTGCAATCTCGCGCTTTTCGTCCTCACTCAGAAAGTCTGCGCCATTCAGCCGGTTCCAGAGCGCTTCACGCTCAGGCGCCAGAGCTGGCACCGCATCCAGATCGGGCTTCAGGCGAACACGGTCACGCGTCACGCCGGACATCCAGTCTTCAAGCGCGCGAGCCGTTCGCTGCACCAGCGGCAGGACTGTCTGCCGCCAGAAGGCAAGGTTCGCTTCGCGATAATTCGAATAGGTATTGTCGCCGGGAATTCCGAGCAGCATAGGCGGAACGCCAAAAGCAAGCGCGATCTCACGAGCCGCTTCACGGCGCGCCTGAATGAAGTCCATATCCGTCGGCGTCAGCCCCATCGGCTTCCAGTCGAGTCCGCCTTCCAGCAGCATCGGGCGACCGGCGTGTCTTGCGCCGCTATGCGCTTCTTCCAGCTGCTCTTTAAGGCGCTGGAACTGGTCCGGCGTAAGATGCGCCCCGTCGCGTCCATAGATAAGCGCGCCCGAAGGTCTTGCGGCATTGTCGATCAGCGCCTTTGCCCAGTTAGAGCCCGCATTATGGATTTCTACGGCACGGGCGGCAGCTTCAAGCGGAGACATCGCCATGGCCCGCGCAGACGGGTCCAGTGCGCGCAGATGCAAAAGCGGCGACCAGCCGGAGGCATCGCTGCGCACGATACGCCGCCCACCGCGTGTACGAATTGAGTAGCCGCCCCCCTCTTTCAGTGGCTCCACTGCACCGGGCGGCACGCGCTGAATGCCAGCTACGCCGCCATCCGCGCCACGCACCATTTCCAGAAAGCCGTTTCCAGAGACTTGCAGGTCACCATAGATAGCTTCCAGAAGCGTCTGACCGGTTTCGCCAGCCTGCGGACGCTCCAGCAGCAAACGTAGATAAGCCGCGTCAGCCTCGCAAAGCTCACAATCCTCGCGCAGTGGCACGCTGGCGGCCGTTTCGGCCACCATGCGAATACAGCGATAGCTTACCGGATTTTGCCGGAAACCTGCTTCTACCAGTCGCGCGGGAGACGTCGCCTCCCATTGCGGATCAAGCACGCCGGACAGCGCAACAAGGCTCTTTGTTTCTGTTTTGTTCTTTTGCTTATTCCAGAACATAGCTTAACCCTCAGATACGGGAAATTCGTGGCGCGCATCGCGCCAGACATAAATGGGTAACGCCGTGAACCAGCGCGTCGAGCCGGTTCGGGCTGTCGTTTGAAAATCCGAACCCGACCATCTCATCTTCCAACTCTCGGTAATCGCCGACATGATGGACACGACCCGCGGTATAGAGCGCCGCCACAGGGCCAGCCCGCAACTTCTTGCCAAGCCTCGCATGAACCAGCTTCACCACGCGGCCCGTTCCGGTCTGCGCGATGACATCACGCACCAGCTCACCGCCCTGATTGCTCTCAGCCAGAATAGCGTCCGCATCAAAGGCTTCAGCCAGATCAGCCACGCGCGGCGCCCACACGGTTGAAGGCACGCCCTGCATAGTGGCATCGGCTAGAATGAAGGCGTCATTTCCGGCTCGGCCAATTGCGATGATCCCGCAGGCATCCGAGCCCTTGTGAGAGGTCACAGCGGGATCAACCGAGATAATGATCTCATCCATTTCCGGCGCTGTATTCACACGGCTCGCATCAATCGTGGAGAACGCAAAGAGAGCGCCATCGCGGTTTTCCACCAGCTCTCCATCCAGCTCCTGTCGACCGAGTGAGCCACTGCCATACTGCGTACGCATCGCCTCAACGAAGCCGGACGCCAGATTGGCAGCATTGAGCGCACTTGCCCCACGCGTCACGACGCAGCTTTCATCAGCCAGCAGCCGCTTCACGATGGGCACGGGCTTCGGCGTTGTCGTTGCGACGAGCCTTGGCGTGTCACCAAGGCGTAAGCCGAACTGCAGCATGTCCCATGTCGCAGCTGCATTGTTCCAGGCGGCCACTTCATCGACCCATGCGGAATCGAACTGAGGCCCGCGCAGGCGTTCCGGCTCCTCAGCAGAGAACGCATAACCGACTGCGCCATTCGGCCAGACAAGCCTGTGACGGGAGGCCTCATACTCCGGTCGTTCACCTTGAGCACCGATGGATGCAAGCCCGCTCGCGCCGGTAATCATCACCTCTCGCACATCATTCATGGTCGGCCCCACAAGTGCGATACGCCTTGCGCGACCCGCACGAATTTCGCCCGCAAGCCATTCTGCGCCCGCACGGGTTTTCCCCGCGCCGCGCCCGCCCATAAAGAGCCAGCTTCGCCAACGCCCATGCGGCGGCAACTGGTCGCTGCGCGCCCAGAACACCCATAGACAGAGCAGATCGGAAACCAGCTCATCGGGCAGACATGCCGCCCATTTCTTCCGGACGGATGGTCGCCGCGATGCGATCCAGTCGGCGCAGGAGTTCAGCTCGCGCAGCCTCGATATCCTCTTTGGCATAGAATACCCCTTCGCGCGTTTCGGTTTTACGGGACTCCTCAAGTTTGACCTGCGCCTCTACGGCACGGATCAGCTGCAAGGTCGCCTTACCGAGCGCTTCGGCGCCTTTGATATCGCCGGCTTCAAGCAAGCTCTGAGCCTCGATAATCTGCTCACGCAGGCGGACTGTCATGGCCGCGAGGCCATCCTGTTCTGAAGTGTTTTTGTCTGTGTTCGTCAT